TAATGTAGTTGTATGGACTACTTCTATAATAAAAATTATTAGTATCCTCATCAAAATAAGATAAATCCTTACAAAATTTTGGTGGTAAAGCTTTATTTTGACTATTATAAAAAGTGTCCACTTGAATCGGAAATGCGTAAAGAGAACCATTAATCCAATTATTCATAAACGATTGTGATAACACTCCTCGACATATTCCATAGAAAAATCTAAAACGAAACCCCCATTCAGCAAAACTTCCAATATCTTTTAACATATCAATTAAAGGTCGTCTCATAAACATATAACACCCATTTTCAACAGCATCATTATTTTCACAAGATTCGTTAATATCAAAATCGTCACCAAATCCTTTATAACAATTTAAACTAACCATACCTTCACAATCAAAACTTCGTAAAACAGTACTGTCATTAGGTAATCCTGTTAAATCCGCAGTTACTTGGTCGGCACCTGTTGTATTACTTTGTGATGAAATAACACCTGATTCGGTATTAATTGAATAGATTCCAAAATTATTATTTTGTTGTAATAAAGAAGGGTTATTATCCCACGAACCACCATCTAAAAAGTCAGAACTAGGTAGCCTATCCGTCCTTAACACATTTTGTTGCGAAGAATTAATAGTCATTATATTTGTTTGGGTAAAAGTTTTTGTATAGTAAAAATAATTAAAAGACCCATATGAAAAAGAAAGACTATTTCCTAATTGGTCATTATAATCATTGGATGACATTGCGGCAACTCCAGATACATTTTCAGTATTATCATATTTTGAACTATCGGGTAGTGACAACCAAAACCCATTTGAGGTTGTTGATATCACTTTATTACCCGAAATTTGAAATTTTAATGGGGGTGTTAAGCTACTATCCAACGAACTATAATATCTTGTCGCTGTTGTTGTAAATCCCGAATATTTATTTCCCGGATTAAAAAAATATGATTGGTAAAACATACCGCTTTGGGTATAAGGTTGCACTGACAATGAAACATTGTCCAACTTTTGAATTGGAATATTAAGTCGTGTCGACGCAGTTACTGACCAATTTGAGTCATTTTCATTTGTCCCAAATAAACCTCCTAATTTGTATTCATTTAAATATAACGGGGAATAAGGGTCAACACCTCTTTGTAAAACTAAAATGTACTGAGATTCATAATCCTCCAAATAGTCAGTGGCGGTCATTGATACCACTGATTGAACCACACCAATGTTACCAGAAACTTTTTTATATTCAGTAATAACTGTTGGTGTTGATAATATATTTGGAAAAGATTGTGTTGTACCTGAATTCCATATCAATATCGCCTGAGAAACCGTAATTGCGGTTATAACTTGGTAATATTCAATATCAGAAGGAAATTTATAATTTGTTTCAGTTGAACCATAAGGTAAGATATAAGAGGTACTTAAATTACTATTTTGGCTGCCGTCATTAGGGTTAGCATAAGATATGTTCACAATTGTTTGTCCACTACCATTATATGAACTACCACTAATCCCTGTAGTTATACCAGATATAGTATTAGCAGTATATAAATAATTTTTATCCTCCGAATTACTAAAATTAACAAAACTTAATAAATCCCCGGGATTATATTGTTCTTGAGATAAAACGGTAATTGAATTATCGTAATGATATTTTCCAACATTTTCATTCTTAGAAACAGTAACTTTAATCTTATTGACCCCCGTAAAATAATTTGACCTTTGATTAAACAAGTTAATCCTTTCTCCAATTGGTAAATTTTTACTTGCCAAAATACGCTCCCCATTAAGACTATACACGTTTGAAATTGGTAACTTATATCGTTGATTATTTGAAACCGTACTAACACTACCATAACCCGCCAAAACTTGTGAATAAACATCACTTAATTGTTCCGCGGTATCAGTATCTCCCGAAAATCTAATAGATTCCAACATCGCGGTATAGTTTTCTTGCAAAGACACATAAGTTAGAATTCCGGTACCATTTGGATTTCCTTCATTATACGTATTATTACTTTGAACTCCGGTCTCTTGTTTACAATCACAAGCCTGACAATCAGGGTATGTTATCATAGGTATCCTAAAAGTATAATCTCTTTTATCACATTTAATCCCTAAACTACGACAAATCCAACTAAACCACCTTTTTCTAAATATTCGAATATTACAGATAGAACAAAGAGCACTAATCACTATATTATATAAAAATAAGACAATATGCATCGCAATTAAAATACCAATAAATGCCGGTTGTATTATTGTAAAAATAATTGAAAATAAGAAAAATAGTAAATCGAAATTTCTAAACCCGTCATTAACCGGAAATTTATTAACACTATTAGCACAATCATTATTATCAATTTCCTTAATCCCAATAAATTGACCTTTATTTCCTTTTTTGTATTGGTCAATTAATGATGAAACCGTATAAACTTTATTGAATTGGAATTCATAAAATGTGTCCTCACAATTAATAGACTCATTAAGTTTGTCGATTTTTTCTTGAGAAGTGAAACCATTAGTGTATCCACTCCAATCTAACCCAAAATAATATGAACTAGCCAGTTTTTCTCTATCAGCGGTTGTCCCCGAAAAATATGGGTCATTATTCTCGTTAATCCACCCATATTCTTTAACATTCGGAACTAAATAATATGGTCGTCTTGTTTGTAATGTTAAATCATTTGGTTGTTGCCATTTAATTTTAAATCGATATTTCCCTTTAGTTGGAATACCTACGCTTGGGTCGTTGGATATAACTTTTTCCCCAAATTCATTAGTAATGAAATAATCCAAATTCATTGGCATTTCAGTTAACCACACCCCATTACCGTCAATTATATTACCTGATTGTTCAAATTGATATTGTTCTAAAATAGGATTACCATCTGAATCTTGTTGTATTGTTTGTCTAATTCCTAAAATTTGCCCCGGGCCTGTAGTTAAATCACATAAGTTACCTAAATTATCTTTTGGTTTACAATTTTTCCTAACCCTAAAAGTATCAGGTGATGAAAACATAGAACCCATAAAAACTGATGTCGGTTGTATATCAACATTTGCATCATTCCTAAGGTCAAAATCAACTCGATTAACTGCTATTTGACAAATATCAGGGTCACCCCATAATGGAGCAACTGATAAAGTTTTAGTTAATGTTATTATTTGAGGTAATGATGATAAATCAGTTGAAGTTTTAAATCGATTACCAGAAACTTGTGATTCGGTTGCTAATCCAGTTCTAATTAAATCTTGAGGTGTTAATGAGAACTCCCCAATATCAGATAAATCAACATCCATTACTAAAGTTTGGGAACCTAATGGTACTCCCATTATCATATAATCACCACTATCATTAGTTTTTGTGGTATACTTATAATATTTGTCGTAAATTTCAACAACAGTACTATCAATTAATACATCACTTCTTGTTGGTAAAGTACCTGTCGCTGCGTGAACAGAATATGATTTTTCGTAAGGTAATAAATTATATCGATACCCATCAGAATTTTTATCTGTTGGAGATTTATAAGGATATATACTTGAAATGATTGGATTAGACTCATCAATTGGCTCAACGGGAAGAAACACAGACACACGAGCATTTGGAATACCAAATCCATTATTTGCTGTGACTCTTCCAACAACAACACCGTATTCCGAACAACTCCTACTATAAACGTCAGTTTGTTGTATTTTTAACGATAAGATTTCTAAAAACTCAAAATCTTGGTCTAACTGAACATTGATTGTTTTGTTTACTCCTAATTCGGTTCTAATTCTATATGACTGACCCATTCAATTCTTTTAATTTATAAATAGTTTATGAGTGATTTTTCAAAGAAATACACACCATATTTAATTATAAACTAGTTGTCACAGAAATAAACCTGTTAAGAGAATGTAACTGATTGGAAATTTTTAACGGACACTTTAATATCTTTATTAGGGTATCTAACTTGGTACACTTGTGATGGTTGAGCAAAAATAGTATCATCAACAGTTGAAATTTCTTTTGTCTCAGCGTCAACATATTCCATGGATGTTTCCGCGGAAGAATATTGACCCCCAACATTATTAAATACATTTACCCCAACTACTGTTAATACACCATTTTGATTTTGGATAATACTTTTCAATTCAGATAAATAAACATTTTGACCTAATTCCCGTGTTTGAGGATTGAAATATGTTGAAATTCTATCAACGACATCCGCAATAACTTGACCGGAATTTTGAGCAGAATCTAAAACAATTTGAACATTAATACTTAAATCAATAACCTGAGCAGTTAAAATTGAAATATAATCGTTTATCATTCTATAATTCGACAAATAATTAGCAACATTTTGTCTTAATGTATCTGAAACAATACTTGTTAGTTTTCCTGAAGTATCGTAGGATAATAACTGAATCAATATCTTATTGTTATTTTCAGTAATTGAAACTTTTGCAGGCGCCCCAAATTCTGCCGGCATATTTCGAATAATTGACTCGTAATCCTGTACTGTAACCGCTCTTTTTTGAGCCGAAAAGTTAAACGATACATAATTCCTAATTTCTTCTAATGATGGTACACCAGCACCTCCAATGGCTGCAGTAACATTGGTACATCTTAATGAATTCACAACAGATGAGTTAGTTAATTCAGATGGTCCATTAACAAAGAAATTTACTGTACCAATTTGATTAATAACATTTGTTCCCAAGTTTGTCGCCAAACCACCACCCACTCTATATTGAATGAACAAGGTCGAGTTTGGAGTTAAAGCAGAACCCAATGAAAAGTTATTTGAATATCTTTGTAAATCAATTGTTGCACCAACCGTGGTAAATTGGTCTAAAGAATCTTGTGCTGTATTTGTACCACCACCAAATGTCATCTTTTTAAAACCTTCCGGAGTGTATTCCGTTATAAATCTATTAGATGTCTGAATATATTTTCCAACCTTAATACCCGGTTGGTCTGACACTTTTGTTGGGTCTTCAATGAATACTCGGTCTTCCGCAAGTGCATCGACTTCATACCATTTATTTGATACCCCCAAAAATTCAGCAGTTGATGGGACATTTGTATATTCAGTACCACTTTTTAATAATACATTAGTAATCCCTAATACATTTTTCTCAGGTAAGAATAATTCGAAGAATGGTTTAACATCATTTGGTGTGATGACTCTTTTAAACACTTTTGTTATACCATTAACAACTAATTCTCTTTTTGTAATCGTATAATTAATTAAGACATTATTTGCATTAAAATTTGGTATTTTTAAACGATTTGGGAATCCTTGAGCATTATATGGTGAAGTAAAATCTACATCATAGATGTTTTCAAAGACTATTCCGGCTCCGACAACTTGAGACCCTCTTGTTAATGTTCCTAAGTATCTTTCATCTTCTTTGTCCCCAAACGCAGGAACGGTTATTGAAAAATCAACTAAAGACACTGATGGTCTTTGTCCCGGTAATTTTAACCCATAGGTTCTAGCAATATTATAAATTGAAGACCTTTGTTGAGCATACTGTAAAACAGTTTCCTGAATACTTCTATCAATATGATAATGTAAATTGTCCGCTACCGCAGCATTCAAATCTAAGAATACCGAGAATACAGAAGCATCATTAAAGTCCTGTATTAATTCAGGGTAATAAGTCCTTACATAGTTTAATAATTCAGTTCTTATTCCTTGATAATCTCTGGTAGTATAAGATATATTACGATTTGCCATATGATATTAAATATTAATTATAACAAAATCACTCGGACCAAAAGTTGTATTATTGGTCGAGTAATCTATTTTTATTTTTGCGGTATATTCTGAAGTTCCTTTACCGGGGAATCTATAAATTGACGATTCACTAGAACCAACAGTTGCAGTTCCTGTTGCTAAATCAACTTCTTCCATTGGGTCTGCGGGACTTATAGTTATTTGGTTTAATAATAAATTAGGCATAAAAGTACCGACAGCATCTCGAATGTCTGATTCAATGGCGTCAAATGTTAATCCATCGAACGGTTCAAATAAAAACTCATAGAGTCTTGTTCCAAAAGTTGGTAAATAATATCTTGACCCTTTACGGGTTAGAAGTAAGTGAATTAAATCGGCTTTAATTTCCTGCGACTCATACTCAGTAAGTTGTAGATAATCCCCTTTTACAGAATCTCTGAAAGGAAAATTAATACCATATGTTGTTCCATCTGCCATATCTATAATTATAGTCTTGTGATTATTTCTTATAAATACCTAAAAATAAAAAATCCCGACATTGCCGGGATTATTATATGTATTCATTTTATTATGAACCACAACCAAAACATTCAAATTCAGAATCAGTTGGTTTAACAACTTCTTCAATTAAATTTATTTTTGGTTTATCGACTTTAACTATTGGTTGTTGTACTTTTGAAATATCAACCGCTAAGTGTTTAGCTCCGGTTGAAATTGCTTTAGTTCTAACATAATAACAAAGAGTTTTTAACCCTTTACCCCAAGAATGAAAATGGGATGATGAAATTTTTGATAATGTTGGTTCAGACATGTAGATATTCATTGACTGTGATTGGTCTATAAATGGTGCTCGGTCAGCTGACATATCAATCAGTTCTCTTTGAGAGATTTCCCAAATTGTTTTATATTTTGGTATTAAATGTTCAATCCTTTTAACTTTTTTATTGTAATTCTTATCTTCATTATCTAAATAATGATTAAAGTTAATATTTTGAATCGAACCTTCATTCATAATAATTTCATTTTTTA